CGCCTCTGGCTGCAGCATGGCAACCACTGTGCCACCACCTGGCATAAGATCGGGATACGCCACTGTCGGGCCGGCTGCGACGATTGTTTTTTGAACAAGTGCGCCGTCCGGCTCCAGCTTGGGCCGATGCAGCGGCAGGCGATCGCCCTTTGTCGTTGCCCGCGTCGCGCGGTTGTCCCAGCAGTGCCCAGAGCCATGCCAGTAGAGGTGCGACGTCTGATACTTGGCGCGCGCCTCCGCCTTGCTCAGACAGGCGCGATCAACATCAGCTGCCATCGTTTTCCAGACAGCAAAGAAGCTGATGGCGGCAGCAAGCGCCAAAACGAGCGAAACATAGAGCACGATGCGATCGTTCCGGTGGTAGGCAGCATCCATCTCCGCATCCATGCGCTTGCAGTCGCAGTCGTCTGGCACCGGGCACGGCATGCCCGGCTTGAGGCCGCGGCAGCGCGGGACGTCAGGTGGCATGCCGTTGTTCTTGAAATGCTGATAGTCAGCCAGGCCGAACTTCACTGGATTTCTCCCTGACCAATGGGCCGTGCTCGATGCCGAACGCGCGTAACTGCGCCATGATGCCGATGTAGAGCGCCTGATAGACGGAGAGATTGGCGACGGCATCATCGCGCTCTGTTTGATAGGATGCGATCCGCGATTGTGCCGCCGCCAACTCCGCGCGCAGACCTTCGATCTCAATACGTGCGACAGTGAGCATCTGCTCTTGCTTGTTCGCCAGGGTACGCGCCTCGTCGCGCTCGAGCTGCAGCCGCTGATAGCTGGCGACGTGATGCTCGACCGCGGTCTTGACCGCCAGTTCTTCCGGTGTGGGTTGTAAGGGTGGCGGTGGTGCCGGCGGTTTGCCGTTGCGGCGTAATTCTCTCAACGTAGCGTCAGTCATTCAGCCCTCCATTTATATTTGGACAATTACATTATTTGGACTAACGTGCAAGAGTACAAAAACACTTAACCGGGGTACCCCTCATGTCGAACTGGACACCGCCCGTGATCAACCGATTTAGCAAGCTCATGCAGGACGCTAGCCTCGCTTTCTCCGACATCGCCAACCGGCTGTCGGCCGAATTTGGCGTCCCCTTCACCCGCAATGCCGTCATTGGGCGCGCCGAAAGAAACAACATGGTGCGTCCCAAACTGCGCTTACGGCCGCAACGGCGAAAGAAAACCGCTGTGCAGATCGCCAGGACCAAGCCGCCGCGAAACGTCAGGGAGGCGTTGCCGAGTGGCGCCTACCTGCTCGAGGAGCTGGGCCCCGGCGACTGCCGATGGCCGACCGGAGATCGGTCGCCGTTTACATTCTGCGGCGCCGCCGTTGTCGAAGACAAGCCCTATTGCCTGCATCACGCGCAGATGGCGTATCAAAACTGGCAACGGCGCCTGTGAGGCTGGACGAGTATCACGCGCGCGCTGACGAGCATTCGATCCAGATGCAGATCCTGCGCTATCTCTATTATCACGCTGCGCCGAACGTGTTTGCAGTCGCCATCCCCAACGCCGGCAAGCGCAGCGGTCGCATGGGCGCCCGAATGAAGGACGAAGGCCTCACGCCGGGCGCCGCCGATCTTTGCATTCTACTGCCAGCCGGCAGGTGTGCGTGGATGGAAACTAAAACTGCCAAAGGACGGCAGAGCGACAACCAGAAAGGGTTTGAGGCGCGATGCCAAAGATTAGGCCACCCCTACCGCGTCGTGCGAACGCTGCAAGAAGCGATCGTCTACATGCAAACCGTGCAGGCACTACGGTGAACGTCAGAAGCATTTCTGTGGCGGAGCTGCGCGCGGCGGCCATGGCGTGGCGCCAACATGATATTCGCCAGCCGCGACATCGCCTGTGGAGCTGGCTGATCCCCGAACCAAACATGTCGCTGCACGATCGCATTGACGAACTGATCGACGAAGTCGAACGGCTGCGCGTGACGGGTGCGCCGTGAGCAATCCATTCGAGGCGCAAGGCTTGCGCCAAGTTGTCAGCTCCACCAAAGCGAAGTATCGCGCCGCGGAAAAGCGCGCGGCGAAGGCGCCGAAGGCGCCGATGGTGCCGACGCCGGCAGAAAAGAAGATGGCTGACCAGTACAAGCAAGTGCGCCACTACTACCGGTGGAAGCGGGGCCTGATCAAAACACAACTAATGGGCTCGCAAAAAGACCAGTGGAAAACATTGACGCGCCTGCTGCGTACGATGACGATCGAAGATAGCGGCAACCTCATTGGTTATGTACAGAACGCCCAGTGGATCCACGAACTGGACGTCGAAGCCAAACACGTCCTGCTGAGTGTCGTTGCGTCCGCCATCGTTCGCCTGCGTATCGTCAATGGCTACGACCCGTTCGATGACGGCATCCCTGGCGAAGGGCCAACGGCGTTCGTTGCGATACGGGACATGTTGACAATGCGGACGAGCAGACAGAAGCTGTAGCGTTTTAGTTCATCACAAGGGAAGTCCCATGATCATATCCGATGCCCTGCATGCGTACGCCAACGCGACGCAGCCGGTGTTCTCCAAGGACGATCGCGCCTCGACCGTCGGCGCCTCTGAGATCGGCCAATGCATTCGCAAAATATTCTGGATCAAAAACGAGGATGACAAGCGTCTCGCAGTGCCGCGCGACGAAGGCTTCGTCGACAGCTGGGGGGCGCGCCGGCGCGGCAGTGCGTTCGAGCAGCACTTTTGGGTGCCGGCGATGCGCAAGCGTTTTGGCAAGCGGTTAAAATTTGCCGGCAAATCGCAGCGCACGTTCACCAAGGATTATTTATCGGCCACGCCGGATGCCTTGATCATCAACCTCAACAAGCACGAGCGCGAAGAGATCGACATCGCATGCGGCGATTGCGTCACGGCCGAATGCAAGACCGCGGATCCGCGCACGAACTTGACTGATGCTAAGGCCGAAAACGTCTACCAGACGATCGTCCAGCTGGGACTGATCCGCGATACGACACACTACCAGCCGACGCATGCGCTGCTCTCCTACACCGACGCCTCGTTCTGGAGCGAGGGCAAAGAGTTTGTCATTGCCTTTGACGAAGACATCTACAATTCCGCGCACTGGCGCGCGACGGTCATCATGACCGACACTTCGCTCGAGCGCATCCCGCCCGAGGGCTGGATCGCCGGCGGCCACGAATGCAAGTATTGCCCGTTCACCAAAGCCTGCGGCATCGAGCGGCGTAATTTGCCGTTCACCGATGACGAGAAGCCGCTCGACAAGCAGTTCGTCGCCGAGGTCACCGACATGGCGCAAGTCATCAAGTCCGCAGAAGGAAGCCGCGACGCCTGCGACGCGCTGATGCGGACCACACAAGACGCCATGAAAAACCGCCTGCGCGAAAAAGGTGTGCGCAAGGTGCCCGGCGTTGTCTCCTGGACGAACGTCAAGGGACGCGAGAGCTACGACAACAAGGCGATCCGCGAGGCAGCCGCCAAGGCTGGCGTCGACGTCGAGCAGTATCAGACTGTCGGCGAGCCAACAGATCGGCTGACCATTTCGGTGTCGCCGTGAGCGATGTCGCCCGCAAAATAAAATGCCTCGCCCGTGAACTGGCGCTGCGCAAAATTGTGTACCCAAAGTACGTGCGCGCCGGCCGCATGACGCGAGCTGACGCCGAGGAGGAGATCCGTGTTCTGAGGGAGATCCTCGAGGACTACATAAAAATCAAACCAATTCCCGGTAACGGGGATCCGCAGCAGCAATCGCTGCTGTGAACACAAGCAGAGGACGTTAAGCAATGAACGACATCGTAAAAGGAAACGGAAGCACAGCAGTCGGGACTACTGGGCTGAACTTTTTCCAAGAGTATGGCGAGGCAACCCGGCAGACGGCGATCGTTGGCCAGCTGCTTAAATTCAGCAAGGGAGATTGGACGGCCGGCCAGGATGACGAGCCGATCGATGAAGGCTCAACTTTCATCGCCAACATGGACGAGCTGCTCGTGGGGTGGGTGCGGTGGTCACAGAACAAGCCGACCGACCACGTCATGGGCAAGGTTGTTCACGGCTACCAGCCGCCGCGGCGTAACGAGCTGGGCGACAACGATCAGGATCAGTGGGAGGTTGGCGACGACGGCAATAGCCGTGATCCCTGGCAGCTGACCAACTACCTGCTGCTGCAGGGCACCGAGGAGGAGCTGTACACCTTCACCACCTCGAGCAAAGGCGGCATCAATGCTGTCGGTGACCTGTGCGTGAAGTACGGTAAGCAACTGCGTCAGCACCCCAACGACTACCCGGTGATCAAGAT